ACCAGCGCCAGTCGTTTTGAACATCTGCACAGCTCTGGCCGTTTGACCACCTAGCGTGTTCACCCAATCCGCTTTGCCCATTTCATTGGCCGAGTTTTGAAAAATGCCATACATGGTCCCAACGTAATTGGTGATGGTTCCAGTATCCGCTTTCGTTGCAGCTGCTAAGACACCCGACGCTCTCGTAAACTCAGACAGCTCGTTACCTCCTAATCCAGAAATCGCGGATTGGATATCATAAGAAGCGGCCACAAACTCCGTGGCTGACTTGCCATAATCCACAGAGAATTTCATTGCCGTTTGAGCAAGAGTTTTGAGTTGGTCATCAGCAACGCCGAGTGATTTGACTTCACCGAGCTTTCTATCCATTTCAATGGCTGGCATTAACGCTTGTTGCAGGGCAAAACCTGCGCCTACCATGCCAGCTGCGCCCGAAACCATCGTTTGAGTACCTTGTTTGTAGGTATTCGTTACATCGGATATTTGGCGCTGAATGTTGCCCAGAGGTTTTGATATTTGGTCAATCAATCCAACTTGAAATCTGAGCGCTTCAGGTAACATCAACCACTCTCTTTATGCTGATTAGAGTTAGGCGCCAAAGGCTTTGGCCACCCCACTTGCGGTAACGGCTTGCATGTTTTCCCAATGGTTCTTCTCTAACCAAATCGCATAGGCAAGATTTTGGTCAGTATCAGGGGCATCGGGTAGCCACTTACGCCGCCACGCATACATCTTTTGCCTGTCACTGCCATCAATGGCCGCGACAAGCGCATCTATTTTTTTACGGAGATAACAAGCTTCGGCGTGTACTCTTTAAGAACCGCACCATAAATCTGCATTGCCGCACCTGCGTTCTCATTAGTCATCTCACGCAGTGCGTCTTTTGAACCTTCACTCACACAGCTCATCAAAAAGTTGTGTGCTGCCGCGCTTGCATCACCCGAAAGGATAGTATTTTGCGCTTCGTCGTATTCTGCCGGTGTTGGGTTGAATTCAAGGTCGGTTGTGCCAACGGTTAGAACAATGGATTTTGTCATGCTGCTTCTCGCTTCAATGATTCATAAATTCGGGTAAGTCCGGTTTCAAGTTGACGCTCAAGTCGCTCAAAACCATCCTTCACTTCTTCTTTGGTGGCGTAGCTCTCCGCCACATGAGTTTTATAATCAGCAAGCTCTTTCGAAAGAGAGAACAGCTTGCTAATCAACGCGCCGATCAGCATCACCAATAAGGTGGCAAGGGCGACCAGCGCAGATAACCAAGTCGGGTCCATCTAGCCCCCTTTTACCGCCTGCTTTAGTCCACCAATTAGGCTAAGCGGCTTTTGCCCCGCAGTGATTTGCTTATCTACGGAACGTTTGTGGATGTTCACACCAAGTACAGCCAGAGCAACAGAAATCAATGGTGTCAGCGCGACAATGGCATTGACGACATTGGCCGCTTCTTTTGGCTCCATAATCATCACAACAAACAGTCCAAAGAACATCAGCGCCCAACTCAAACACAAGGTGTAACCCCAAGTAGGACGCCAACGCCTGACAAATGGATCATGACTCGCCATTTCGACTTTCATTGTTGAGGCTTGTTGGGCTATGGCAAGCTTACGTTCTTCACTTTCCAGTTCAGCATGTTGAAAGGCAAATTCACGAAGCTTTACCCGTTCATCAGACTCAAGCTGTTTAATTTTCAACAACGCTTCTGGGTTATTGATAAGTGCCTGTTCAATGGCTTGGGGGCTGCTGTCCACTCCAAGCGCACTGGCGACCATTCCTGCAACCGCGCCCCCTGCTGGGCCGCCGATAACAGTGCCAATAAGTGGCGCTGCGCTACCAAGTAGTGATTTAATTTTGTCCCACATGATTTAATCCTTAACGATGGTGAGTTTGGCTGGTTTACCGTTCAGCTCTGCCATCAACACTTTGAAAGCGTGACTAGAATTGACAACGGCCCATTCATTTCCAACGAAACCAAAATCGACACCGGGTGCTAAACACCCCTGCAGATCACTCGGTTTATTGGCCTTATGGATCAGCACATGAGTTCGAAGGCTTGGCCCGCTGCGGGTGACGCCTAACATTGGCTCTTCTACTGCGTAACAGTGGCCAAAGCGTGGCGATTGATGCGGCAAAAGGTCGTAAGTGCCTTCAACAATGCAAGATTCACTTGGCTTGTTGTTGAGCATTGGTCGTTCAACAATGCAACAGACTTTGGAACCATCAGGGCGATAGAGGTACGAATAGGTACCATGTTCAAAGTAACGGCGTTTCATCAAATAGTGTTTCATCGTTTCATTCGCTCCAATTCGCTTTGGCATTGAGTGCAATATTGGCACCCTGAGATGTGTTGGCGGCGAGCTTCTGGTATTGGGTCGCCGCACTCACCGCATTCTTGTGCGCTTTCCCGTTGGTTAATTTGCTTAGCCCTTGCCAACTGGTTGGTAAGCGCCACTTCCGTGAATTGGGTTTCAAAGCCACTGGCTTGGTCAATAACATCAGACATTTCAATCCCTACTTACTCAGTAAACGTTACTGAACCAAATCTTCGGTTTCATCTGGGCGCAAATATGGAACGCCATTGATTTTCACAAAGTCTGGACTGGTTACTTCAAACGGCAACTTATGAACTAATGCACTGCCACCATTGGAATCCGCATCGAGTAAGTCTGAGATTTTCAGACGACAACCAAAGGCTTCAATCTTCAATTCGTCTTTATCAATTTTGCCGTAGAACAAAGCATCAAAGTCCGGCATACCGCGCCAAGAGCCGGCGCTTTTGGCGGCTTTGCCTAATCGGTTAAATTGCTGCGTGGTCAGTTCCATTTCACCACTGGCGGCCACATCACCATCGACATAGCCGTCAGGCACACCATTGGTTTTGTTGACGGCAGAATTGTCTTCAATCGACAGCGTGACCTTTTGCGCGGTGAGCTTGTAGTCACCCATTGAAAAGTGCATGTTCTTGCCAGAAATACGCATGCTCATGGTTACGCCTCCGTATCTGCAGGGTTAGAGAGATCAAGCCCAATGTTCACAACAATGTGTTTCGGGCAGTTGTGTGGCGTGACCATCAAACCAATCACGACTTTTGTTTTACTTTGCCACGTGATGGTGACGTCTTGATCGCTCGGTGGCATGATTTCACCAGGGAACGGAATGCCGCCAATCTCCGTGGTCTTCGACATATCGCGCATGTCTTTGCTGAAGTAAGTGCGGTTAAGTTCGATACTCGGTGGCGTTGAATTCAGAATGCGGTCAGCAATGCGGCGGATCGCTTTGATGCGAACGCGGCGATTCAGTTTGTGAACCGGACGAACGTATTCTAGATATTGATAGTCCCCGCCCTTCGCTTCCAACGTGGTCGCGTCTGTCCAATACACCCCTTCCATGTCGGCATACCATTGCGGCAGTGAATAACGCGCATCGGCTAACACTGCGATGGTGCTCATTTCCAGTGGTTTACCTGCGCTATCAATAGGCATTTCACCGAGCCCTAACACGCTGCCCGTTGCTACTCGCATTGGGCTATCGGCGACGGTCACCGCTCGATCGCACAAGCGCCCACCCAATACACCGATGTTATTGCCATTGAGCATCGGCACAGGCGTCACCATATTGGCCGACACATCTTTCACTAACGCCAATAGACTGGTTTCGTATTTCGCCCAAGTTTGCTTGCTCTTATCGATGCCAGGACACGCCGCTAAGAAAAACACCCAACGGCCAAGCTTGCTGGTGAGCTCAGTCGCTTTACTTTGCATCGCTTGAAAGTCTGCTTTGCTGGTCACGATGTCCACCACACAAACCCCTTCAAACGAGTCCGTGCGATTGGCAATATCAACCGCTTCCTGCCACGTTTTACCTTCAGCGAGACCAAACACGGCGCCCGTCCAGTTCTGTTTCCCATTGAGCTGTGCCGCTTTGAGGTTAGCGCCCAACACGTCATCGGCTACGACATCATCAAGGTTGGTCATGTTATTCACACGCGTGACTTTGCCTTGCAATTCAGCTTTATCGGTGCGCCCGATATAAAGCAGGTGGCGTTCAATTTCTGGGATCCCGCCTTGCCCTAAATTGAGGTTGTTGACCTCTACCTTTCCGGTTGCCATTGGTTATTTCCTCGCTTATTTTCGCTTTCTGGCCTGCTCAAAAATGGTGATGAGTTGGCGGGTGACTTCGCGTTCCTTACTGCCTAATATCTGGCGCTCTTTTAAGGGGATATCCCAAGCCGACACACTCGGTTGATTGCTCAACTCACGAATGATTTGTCCTGCTTGTCCGTGGGTTACGGTGGCCATCAATAACTTGAGCGTGGGTTTCTTCCTTCCCTTGCCACTCTTACGCGGGACCGTGTAACCCAGCTCCCTCAGTTTTCTCGCTTGCCCTTTTGAACAAGGCGCTGAATAGTTTGGCTTTCCCCACCGCTTTTGCATTTGGCGCTTGGTCATTTTTTGTTTTTGACCAAGGTGATGCCTGGCAGCAATTTTTGCGGTGAGCGGATTGCTCCAAGTTAGGTCGAGCGTATTGGCGTTTCTCACATAAGGGGTTAAACCCTTGGCCATACGTCGCATGACCTTTCCGCGCTTGTTCCGTTTCTTCGGTGCTAAGGCTTGGCCGTGAATGTCTTTCTGTTGCTGAATACGCTTTCGAGTCTTGGCTTTTTCCCAGCGCCCTAAGGTTTTCAATATCCATACACGCTTTCTAGGCGGAAGCGCTAACATGGCAAGCTTTTCTTGCAGGTTGAGCACATCCCTTTGATTCACATTAACTGTCGGCTTCATTCACCAACTCCGCTTCTTCGGCGGTATAAATCTCAACGGCTTGAACTCGGTATCGAGTCCCGCGCCAAGTGATCATTCCTGTTTCATCAGGCACCAGTTCTATCGGCTCCATCAATTCAAGTTCAATACTCACATCGGCCGCTTCGCTGCTGATCACATCCACCGATAAAGTCGGGTCTTCAAGCTCTTGCTCGTTACGCTCTTCTTCATGGTCACTTAGCCAGCAAGCAATCAGAGCTAACAAACAGCGTGGGTCTAGTAATTGGTGAGGGAATTCCTCAACCGAGATCACTGCGTTGTATTTCCAGAAACAAGCGATATACCCACCGTTCCCACGGTCTTCACCACTTGGCACTATTGAGCCGTTTTCTTGCCACGCATCAATCTTGTTATTCAGCACATTGCTATTGAGGTGACTAACGATGTAATCCGTTAAATGCTCAAGCTTGGTTTTGTTGTAAACCGTGTCGCTCATATCGAATCAATGCCATTGGCACTGCGCCCGAGCAATTGAGAGACATCTTTATTACTTTGAGCTAGGAAACGTGCCGCCTGTTGTGGCTCATCTATCGCCGCGTTGTCCCCTTCTTTACGCCTGTCTTGAGTCGCAAACTCGGGTAACAATTCAGAGTGAGCTCGGCCATACACCGCACGTTTGTACAATGTGGTTTTGGCGATGCTCATTGATGGCGGAATACCATCAACCAACAAGCGATCTAACTTCTCTTGAATATTCAGCGCGGCAATCGTGATAGCCGCAGCAATAGAGTCGTTATCAAACGTATGCGGAATACGGCGTAATTGGCGAAACTCATCGGTCGATAAGCTTGGCCAACCTTCACCGGGTATGGCTTGATCACTCGTTTTATCCATTTTCCCGCCAAAGCTCATGATTCAACCTTTTTGCTGCTGCAGTTAATTGGGGCGCCTCTAGCCACTGAGTCGACGGAATAAGCAGGGTGATGAATCACTTGCTCTTCCTCGTCAGTCGAGGCGCGGTGGCATAGGAGCTGTTTTAAGCTAGAGGTTGTCACCACTCTCTAATGCTCGGATACGTTGGTCGATGTTATCGATCATGGTGCTGACACCAATCGCACTGTATTGCTCATGCGCGTTTTGAAGATGAGTTCGCGCTTTCTGTAACGTCGGCACATCTCCAACGGAGGCCGCATGAGGCTTACCTTCATCGTTACGCAGTAGATACAGGCCCGCGAACTTCAACCATTTGGCCGTGGGCTTTTCGTTGATGCTCCACTCGTCGGTGACCTTCTCAAATACCTGGGAGAAGTAAGGCTCAATCGATTGGCCTTTGTCTGCCATACGCTCTGACCAGGCCAAAACTTCATCCGCACAGAAGGTGGCAAAATCACGCTTGAATCGTTCTGGTGTATCTAGCCCGCGTTCAATAGCGATATCACACCACTTGATGGCGGTTTCTAAATCTTCGATATCAAAGAGCCAAATCACCATCTGAGTAAATAACGGGTTATCGAACTGCTCGTCACCGGCTAGGTAAGCTTCAATTGCTTCACGATATTTAGGGACCAAAACTTCACGTTTGTGGTTAACCTTTTCATCCTTACGATTGAAGGTTTTTAGCACCTTCAAATCGCTTTCGAGTTCAGCTAAAAGCAGGTGAAGGCTGTTAGGATTAGCAACAAACTGTTTCTCAGGTGTCGATTGCTTTTGCTGTTTTGCCAAGGCTTCTTGGCGCAACTTCGCTAATGGACTGGCCATGTCTTCCCCTTAACCTGCGGCTGGCACAATGACAGTGACTTCTTCAATCGCTGCAAACTTGTGGTAATTTCCCACCGCATAACCTTCTTGGCGAAGGTATGACGTTTCGAAACGTTTACGGTCTTCTTCATTACGAGACTTACGCCACTGCGTTCCTTTTTGAGTCAGGATTTGCAGGTTGCTTAAGTTCGTTACCCAAATCATGTCTGGCGGGAAAAATGGCGGTGTATACACCGTTTTACCTGCAACGGTCTTAGCCAAGCTCTGCGCGGCTTTGTGCTCGGTGGGTACTTCTGCCGATTCCAATAAACGATGCTGCTCTGCGGCTACTAAGTTGCGGCCAATCAAAACCACTAAATCAGGGTCGCCTTGATGCACTTCATGGATAGTGGTGTTAATCAGATCGTTAACCAGTGAATCGAGGTTTCGATATGAACCCTCGGTTGCCCCTGTCGAATCCAATTTCACCGCAGGTAAGACTTGAGCCGGTGCCTTCTCTTTTGCGAGTTGAAGCCAACCTTTATTAACGTCTTCACCCATTGGGTTTGCTTTAGGATCCGTACTCTCACCCGCAATGGAGGTGCCATGGAAACCAATACGCAACTTATCTAAGGCGAAATTACGCGTGATGGCGTTGTTCATCAGCTTCATCCACTGACCTTTACCACCCGAGTTCGCCCAGATTGTCATCGTAATCCAGTTGATATGAGCGCCTGAGTCCGTTTCGGTTAGCTCGTAGGTATTGCCGCTTTGGTCAAGAGAGCCCATGAAACGACCGTCTTTAACTCGACCGGTCAGCAAACCACTGTCACCCACATCGATCACTTGACCTTTAATTTGGTCAACCGAGATATTCGAAATACGGTTTAAGAAAGAGTCAGATTCAACAATGGCTTGGCGAAGCTTCGTTTCCATCACAGGCGTGATGTTGAATTGCTTAGACGCATCTACAACGCCGCCCGCTTTTGCTACGGCTTGGCAATATTCATCTAAAAATTGAGTCGATACTGCATTGAGCATTTACACGACCTCCACAGTTGATTCGCCGCCGTTGCCTTCTTCACCAGGCTTTTGACCAGGGACTTCTTGCTTAAGCTTTGCGAACTGGGTTTCAAGGTTTTGTACTTTCTCGGCTACAGGAGCAAGCTGCTTCTCTAATTCACTAGAGAACTGCTCCAAAGAGAACGTTTGAACTTCACCTTCGGGTTTGGCTTCGGGTTCGTTAGGTGTTTGCGTTTGCAGGTTAAACTCTTGTTTGAGTTCCTCCTTTAGCTCACCTTTCATAATCCCGAACTGCTCTTTCATTGCAGTTTTGAATTGTTCTTCGGTCACTTCTTCTTCCTCTGGTTCAGGATCAGGTTGTGGCTCTGGTTGTTCATCACCAGAATTGAAAAAGGCATTACACAAGGCAAAGAATCGGTCTGTTTTTGAGTAACACTCATCAAGGCTGATTTCTTCCAGTTGGCTGCAACTCAGCTCTGTGGTTTGACCTTCTTGTCGCGAAAACTGAAGTAATGAAACACCAGACGACGCCGGGGAATCGGTCACGGCTAATCCCATCAGGTAGCACTTTCCTTGCCCTTTATAGTCTGGGTTGGGTTCTATGGAGGTAAACAGCTTCTGCCCAAGCTTATTGGCTTCAAGTAAATATTGATTAGGTTCAAGTTTGGCAAACAAGCGCATTTTCCCATCCACTTCTTCAGCTTTTACGGCAAGCACTTTGCCCCAGTTACTTCCGTAACCAGCAAAGCGTTTGTGTTCAGGCCAAATCAAAGCGGTGTATTCACTCAAGGCGTAATTTTCTGCAATCTGCATGAGCCATTCTCGGGTGATCTTACGACCATCAACCGTCGGCCCTTCTGTTGCTACAATTTTCCAATCACTGGTTTTTGCCATTTGAGTTTTTTACCTAGTATTAATTTGTCAGTTAGGTGTTTGAGGTCTTCACAATACGCCTTTGATTTACCCGTTTCAGCCACTTCAATTCCGACCAATTCGGATACAGGGCGTATCCGAACCCATCCGAATTTTGCTATGCAATTTAGGCGATTACCTCGGCGTATGATTGGTCCATGGCATATTCTCCTGAAACACGACACGCGGCCCGCTCCCTTTATTTAAAGGCTTGGACGCCCAATGAAATCGCTTCCGAATTAGGTTTGAACAGCACCAGAATTATTTATCACTGGGCTGACAAATTTGGATGGCGTGATATGTTGCGCGAGCAAACGATTGATGAATCGATAGCGCGTAGAATTGAAACCCTGCTTGAGCTGGAAAACCCAACCAAAGGCCAGCTCGATATGCTTGATAGGCTCATCAAGCACCACGTACAACTTAAAAAATTCCATGCTCAAGCTCAGCCAGTTGGCGAGAAACACTCAGCCAACGCAACTGAACCAGCGGCTAAAACTAACGGGAAAAACTCTCGTTCTAATAAGTCAGACGACAAGCAGAAAAAGAAGAGCAAAAAGAAGAACAACATTACTGAGCTAACCAAAGAAAATTTCGCGACCTGGCATGAATCACTCTTTGAATATCAGCACACGATGCGTAACAACCTGCACCAGCGTACGCGTAATATTCTTAAATCCCGTCAAATTGGCGCCACCTATTACTTCAGTGGTGAAGCGTTAGAAGATGCGATTTTGACTGGCGATAACCAGATATTCTTATCCGCGTCTCGCGCCCAGGCCGAAGTATTCAGAAGCTACATTATTGCGATTGGTGAAGAGTTTTTAGGTGTTGAATTGACGGGTAACCCGATCATTCTCTCTAACGGTGCAGAACTGCGCTTTCTATCGACCAACTCAAAAACCGCGCAAAGTTATCATGGCCATGTTTATGTGGATGAGTATTTCTGGATCCCGAAATTCGATGAATTGAACAAGCTCGCGTCAGCTATGGCGACTCATAAGAACTGGCGCAAAACCTACTTCTCGACCCCTTCCGCTAAAACGCACCAGGCTTACACATTTTGGACCGGTGACCAATGGCGCAGAGGCCGTGATACTCGCACCAACATTGAGTTCCCTACCTTTGACGAATACCGAGATGGCGGCCGACTCTGCCCAGACAAACAATGGCGTTACATAGTCACAATTGAAGATGCGGCTGCAGGTGGCTGTGAGCTTTTTGATATTGATGAACTGCGCGACGAATACAGCAAAGACGATTTTGATAATCTGTTTATGTGTATTTTCGTTGATGGCGCCAGCTCCGTCTTCAAGTTCTCAGCCCTCGAAAAAGCCATGGTGGACATTAGCCGGTGGCAAGACTTCAAGCCAAATGACAAAGACCCCTTCGATCGCCGTGAAGTTTGGTTAGGTTACGACCCAAGCCGAACTCGAGACAATGCTTGTTTAGTTGTGGTAGCACCGCCCATTGTTGCCGTTGAAAAATTCAGAGTACTTGAAAAACACTACTGGCGAGGTTTGAACTTTCAGTACCAGGCGCAGCAAGTATCAAAAGTGTTTGAGCGTTATAACGTGAGCTATTTGGGCATCGATACCACGGGCATTGGCGCGGGCGTTTATGACTTGATTAACAAGAAACACCCGCGAGAAACCGTGGCCATTCAATACAGTAATGAGAGTAAGAACCGCTTGGTGATGAAGATGATAGATGTGGTCGAAGCCAACCGCATTCAGTTTGATGCTGAACACAAAGACATCGCCATGGCATTCATGGCTATCAAGCGAGCGACCACCAATAGCGGCAACAACATGACCTTCAAAGCAGAACGCAGCGAGTTAACCGGGCATGCCGACGCCTTTTGGGCGATTTCCCATGCCTGCATTAATGAGCCGCTCGATCACTCTGAAAAACGTAAATCAACTTGGCAGATGTAAATCAATGACTGAACAGACAACAGAAATAATCACGAAAGAATCCGCTAATGATGAAAGCTTGATGTTTAGCTTTGGTGAGCCAGAAATCATGGACCGTGATTTCACCAACTATGAATACAATGAGCTTTACTACAACGAGGACGGAAACTACTGGGAACCGCCACTCGATAGAGCTGGCTTAAATAAACTGACTCGGGCTAACGCTTATCACGGTTCTATCTTAATGGCTCGCCGTAACATGATTGCGGGCCGTTACACCCAAGGTGGAATGCAGAAGCAGCAAATGCAATCAGCCGTACATGACTTCTTAGAATTTGGTGACACTGCCCTGCTTAAGCTTCGTAACTACTTTGGTAAAGTCATTGGGCTATGGCCTATCCCTACGATGTATTTACGTAAACGTAAGAACGGTGACTTCGCATTCTTAGAGCGAGACGACAAGCAAAAGAGTTACAAGAAAGAAGACGTTATATTCATCAAGCAATATGACCCAGTGCAGCAAGTCTACGGTGGACCTGATTACCTTGGTTGTGTTCAATCTGCTTTGCTTAGCCAGGACTCCACCACATTCCGTCGCCGTTACTATAAGAACGGTTTGCACATGGGTTTTATCTTCTATGCGACTGACCCGAACTTGAGCAAAGACGATGAAGAAGACCTAAAACAAAAGATGGCTTCAAGCCGTGGTGTGGGTAACTTCCGTTCAATGTTCATCAACATTCCAAACGGCAATGAGAAAGGGATTCAGCTTATCCCCGTTGGCGACATTGCAACAAAAGATGAGTACGAGAAAATTAAGAACGTCACCGCACAAGAGGTGATCACCGGTCATCGCTTCCCTGTTGAACTGGCCGCAATCATTCCAAACGGCGGCACTCGTGGTGACCCGATTAAATTTGATTACGTTTACTGTAAAAACGAAGTGATACCCGCTTGCGAAATGTTCATGGATGCCGTGAACAGCGACCCAGAAGTACCAGAACACCTGCATTTGACCTTCAATTTGGACAATGTGGCGGCCTAATTAGCGTGATGTTTTTTGCAATTATGTTTTTCATTGTAATTTACGCTCAGCCCTTTCTTCATAAGGGCTGAGAAACAACTCAAACGATCGTCATAAAACACAAACGATCATTAAAAAACCGACCAAACACACAAAACCCAATACATTTCAGACACTTAACAAAACCAACCAGATCAACACTGATCGTCAGAATTTCAATTCCTTGCAATTTTTTGCACTCTTCGCAATTTTATTAGGCACTCTGTAAGCCATTCTGAGCACGACTAACTTAATGCAAGCCCCGTTATTCCTAAAGGGCTAGCGGCTTGTCAGCCTTCCATAGCGGCGGCAGAATTTCACTGAAATAGAATTGCGAAAAAATGAGATCGAAAACGCTTCAGGTGGGGAGGAGGAGTGCGTTTTCCGTGGGTTGAGCGTACCTTCGGTGGGACTATATGACAGACACAAAAAAGCCACCGAAGGTGGTGGCTATGGGACGGTCGCACTTCAAGCTTGATATTAAGTTTTCCTCAGCTACGTTGTAATTTGCGGTGCAAGATCCGGTTACTACTTTTCAATGCTGTAAATTTAAACAGAACAAGTAAACAAAACATTCCTGCGAACTTAAGCTTCAAATCTAATGGCAACAGCCAAAATTCAGGTTTTGTAGTCCAATAAATAATGAACAATTCATAAACTAAGCAAACCAACACCACAGCATAACCCCACGTAATTTCAAAAGCATCAAACCAACGTTTAGCTCTTGCAGGCATCATTTCGTACAGAGATGGTGGAGTATTACTTTGGTGCTGGTTGAACTTTCTAGATATCTCACCCCAAACATCGCGTATAAATCGTTGCATATGCTCTGTATATAATGTCTTTATGATGAAAGAAACCAGTACGACTGTCGCACCAATACTCACATGAGATTCAAAGCCCAATTCGTTTAATAAATTCAATTCTTTCACGCTTCCTCCTCAAAGTTAACGCCTTCTTAAGGTATGAGACATGTAATACACTAACTTCCACATACCGAATCACTCTTGAAAAATTTGTTGAACAGTTTGTTACATATCATGTGACGATTAAAGCCATGCTGGTTCATTATCTACTATTATCTTTGTGACCCAACGATATTTTTTTTCAATCAATTCTAAAAAAATTTCTCGGCTATTTAAAAATTTATCTACTTCGTGGCTAGCCAGTCTTTGCGTAACCAGAAGTTCATTTGGAAACACTTTAAGGAAACATTTTACAAACGCCTCCCATTTACGATTTAACGCACGATTTTGAAAAATCGGGAAATTAGGTTCTAGTACATCAAGGGCAAAACTCAAAGTCGAAATGAAATGCAAGATATCGTTATCCGAATCACCATAAGCATCTCCACAGTCTAGGGAGTACAACGTAGCTATATCAAACGAGCTGAAAAACGAATATACAAACCACGCATCTGCCCTACCTCTTTCGTCTAAAGGGAAACCATACCCATGTGCAACTTCAAGCTCGTGTTCCAACTTCATATTAATAAGTCTTTCTACTGTATAAAAATCCTCATTATTCGGTTCATCAATTTCATCGTGATGTTCCTGACACATCCATAATAAATTATCAAAACCATTTATATCTTCAATTGTTGTTTTTTTGTATGTATATGGTAACCGTATATCAGAGCGAGTTCCTCTTACTCCAATAATATGAGCCTGTTTACCTGTTGCTTTTTTTCTAGATGATAAAAGCTTTCCACACCTACGACCATTCGTTCTAAAACAGCATCTTCCACCAGAACTTGCTATTAAAGCTTTAGAAACCGCAGGAGTGATTGTAGCTCTTTTCCTTTTATTCATTATTAACAGATACCTTTACTTAATAACTAGGCCAACTGGAACAACACCGCATCAAGGTGTGAGCAACGCTACCACGAAACTCAACCATACCACCGTAACCACCGTAACCACCGTAACCACGGAACTCTACGATGGGATAAAAAATACGAAGCATTAGGAGTCACTCTTAAATGCTCTGTTATTATAAGTATTTTTTACCTAGGAACTTTTCTATCTACTAGTCTTATGAAAGAAAGGATACACACTCATAACACTAATAAACAAGAACTTATCTTTCACTGATATATGAACACTTCACAAAATTATGAATATGTCGCATAGTACGACCGTCATGGTTAATCTGCGTAAACATAACCATTGAGAAGGACAAAAAGGCAACCTCAAAAGCTGTAGAACTGTATAAATCCCCACCATAATTTAGTAGTATGGAACTATAATTTCGATAGGTTTATGGTGTCATATGAGAGTTGTTTGCCCTGAGTGTGGCGAGAAAGCCCGCATACAAAAATCAAACCGTATTTCAGCGGGTTATAGCGACTTATATTGTAGTTGTAGCGACCCCGAATGTGGCCACTCTTTCGTGATGAACCTAACCTTCAGCCATACTCTTAGCCCTTCGGCTAAAACGACTTCTCAGTTAGCTTTTGAAATGGTTAAAGCCCTGGCACCCGATCAGCGCCAAGAACTAAAACAACAGCTATCAATCCTCTAAAGTTTAAATTCAGGGCTATCTCCACCATCAGCCATTTCAATTAGCTGCTTCATTGCGGCTAACTTTTCAGGCTTCAACTCTTCTCTTTGGTCTGCAACCAATAAACCCATCAAATAAATACCTACATCAGCTCTGCTTTCACCTTCAGTGCTGAGTGCTACAGCATCTATAATGAACTCCATCGCTTGTAAAAATATGTCCTGTTGTTTTAATGACATAGCTCTACTCCAAACCAAAAGACTGGATAAATATACAGTACTTTTATAAATATTCATACAGTGTTTTTATGAAGCGAGATTCACCCCTCATTCTGATAACTAATCTGAGCTTCATATCAGCGGCCATTCAGCGGTTTCAGGAAAGAACGACAAATTAGGCTGTTCATATTCATAGTCGTCATCTTCTCCAGCTAAAGGTTCAGGCTGTTTTACCTCGAAATCATCTAACCAGCTTAAATCTGGCTTGGGTTGGTACTCTTCAACCAGCTGGGCTGGGCGAACCGTGCCGCATGGTAGATGCTCCGCAGGGCGGATTCTTATACTCGTTTCATCATCTATTCGAATTGAACTACCTTGTTGCAGCGCGATTAGAGCTGAACCATCAATGTTTGGCGGTAACCCGCCACCTACTGAGTAAGGTTCTAATAGTCGCTTAAGCTGATCGCTGACCTGTACTTTCTGCGGTAGCGTACAGTTATTGACAGAACTCCGAGAGGAATCAGAGATTCCAGAAAGAGCAAGATCAAGAGCCCCCGCTTCAGCGTCATCGTTCTTTTCAGTTTTTGTTACTATTTGCCAGGTCTTAAGGCGAGTCTTAACCAACTCACCTGCAGCAAAAAAGCCTTCTATCTTGCGGACGTCTTCGCCATGCGGAGAAGCAAACGGCAGCACTTCATAAGAGTTCGTGATCAGCAAATCCTCACGCTTAACGAACGGGCCACCCTGCCCCATGATGTAACCTTGCCAGTTGCCATGGTCGGCCGCTTTCATTGTTCCTGCGACATTCACTTGGTCAGTATCAGCCCTCGCCTCATAGTTCTCAGAAATCACAGCCACTAGCTCTGCATTCGTCATGACATGAACTGGTTTAAACGGACCAACTAAACGGTACATAGACATTAAGTAAATAGAAGCTAGGTCTTCACGTTCTTGCTTGAAAACGTATTCCATAAAGGCTTTCTTGTTTTGGCTAGCTAGGCGGCGCAGTTCTCGGTAAGTGGTAACCGGTGCGCCACCAAAGAATTGAAATTGACGAATACCCCAACGGCTCTTCCAAGCGTCGACGTTTTTGGCCATCGCTTGCACAGATTGTCCGGTCTCTTTCGAAACCTCTTCACCCATGGCATAGCCATCAATATTTTTAGAAATGTACTTAGCGATGTAGCCCGTTGCTGTGCCTTTTTCTGGGTCGATATACCCAAAGTCACAACGAGGCTGATAATTAAATGGGCCTTGAATAGACTGCTTCTTGGCTGCACGTTTTTCGTTGCGATCGAAGAACGGGTAAAGTTCTTCTTTGTCTTCATCAACCGCATAGCGAATAAATACGTCACGCACCTTGGCCACATGTTCAGGCTTAACCCAAATCAGCAAATGCCAGTGCGGGGTACCATCATGATGTGGCTCAGCAACGCGAATACCAAACCAACGAATTTCATCACGGCCTAACTTGGCACGAATGCGCTGCCAAACCTTATTCAAATAGGTTTGTGCTTCACGTGGGCTCGCCCCGTTCCAATGTGGAATGAAGCCGCCTTTCTTATAACTATTATGATATTTCGATGGTGTTGTTAGCGTTAAGAACAAACCTTGTAGGCCAAGCTCGTTGCCAATATCTTCACAGCCACGACAACGAACCATTAACTCATGACGACGAATTGCAGGGTTCGACATGCTTTTCAAGACCATGTTTTCCATTTCAACTTCTTCGCCAGTGGTTTCTTCTTGAAGTAAGTGGCCTTGAATAAAGTCCCAGCTCTTCTTTTGCTGAACTTGGTGTTCTTGAATGCAATCCCATGAAGCATAAGGCGAAGCCTTTGCTGACACCTGCCCCATCGCAATGGCTAAGTGCTCACGCATAATTTTTCGAATGCGCTTTAAGCGTCTAAACCACCACTTTTCACAACTCAACTTAGAAATAAACGACATGATGTTTTCAGGCGTAATCTTCTTGTCATCGCTTGGTGTTTTTACCCCAAAGCTACGCACCAAAGAAACGCACTGCTTGTAAACCATTAATGCCGCGATGTTCTCACCGTTCTCGGTTTCACATTCAATCGTTTGAGTCAGTACCGTTTGATAACGAATCAAGATAGACACGATTTTAAATGCCATCTCTCGAAGTTCATCTTCAACTAGCTCGGCAATGATTTTGCTTCTAACAGGTTTACGATTTTTCTCGGCCTGTTCAAAATCGAAACTGGCTTGTTGGTTCGCTTGCTTAAAGTTGTTTTTCTGAGGGCTGCTTTCGTCATCGACAGCATCACTCAGCAAAGCAACCTTAGAAGTAGTAGGAAGTTGTTTGTATTGCTCTAGCACCAACAGAACACGCCTATGCGCAGGTACCATTTTTTCACGAATAAAAGTGTTTGCGGCAAAGCGGCCTTGCTTCTTAAAAATCGAAACATAGCGATTAGCGAAATACTTAGTCAGGTAATGGGGAAGGCCAGAAAAGTGTCCAGAAAGCCAGTCTTTGTCTGCAGGGTTTACTTCATATAGCTTCCGTTCAACAACAGAAAGGTTTTCAGGCTCACGCTCGAGCATGGAGCGTGAAGACAAAACGATGTCATTAGGGATTGGAGTAACAGTCTGATCACCGCCAACCCATTCAAGGAAAGCTTCATGTGATCGCTCTTGTTGCTGTTCATTAAATTCAATACTGCTGATATCAACATCTTGATACCACGAAATAAGGCGCTCACCAGAAGTTTGAACCTTCTGCAGTGAGCGCCTGTTTTTCTTGGATGCGTAACTTGATAAACTCATGCTGGGCGCAGGCCAGATTCTTTTAATGCGACCTGTATTCTCATGCAGCCACCTCGACAAATATCACTTCTGGTTTCTTCTTCTTTTCTTCTAACGTAGCCAGAATCTCTTTTACTTTGTCGTCATAAACACTCAAATACAGGTTTGCCCCAGCAAGGCTCCAAGCCGTTTGAACTCGCTGCTTCTTCCCAAAATCACAAAAGAAGCGATCACCAATTTTTATCGCTACTGCTTGTTTTTGCGCTTGCTTGTAAAAACTCATAAGCTGCTAAACTCCTGTGTATCCATAACCATGTGGCCACCGGTGTGGTTACCTTTGATAATCACCCCGTTCAAAACGTGTTGGCAGTTAAACAGCTCGCAAGCCGTATCAATCGCAGGCTCTGGTGATTCAAACTCACCCAACAACACGTTCTTTACTTCATTGGTTTCATCATGGCGAACAACGCCGCCACCGCTATTCAGGGCAACTGCTACATAACTCAACATCAGCAAGCCTCCACAGTTGGGTAGCCATGCTCATCGGCCATATCACGCCACCACATTTGCATTTGAGTAGTTTGAGAAGTGGATTTATTACAAGCCGACACAAAGAACAGTGCACGAACAGCACCTAAAGCTTGATTTGCGATATCTCGGTCAGAAGCCGTGTTGTAAACCACAATCCAAAACGCCCACCAAGCGGTAATGAAATCTTCCAAGCAGAGTCCTTGCTCAGTACCGTTAACATTCACAAGTAGTGCTCGCGTAGAATCCAAGCTCAGCACATCGCCTTGGCTAGTTTCTGTGATATTGAAAACACGCATGAACTGTTCAATCTTGCGAGTGGTAAACCCTTCTGAACGCAACGCGTGGTTCAAGTCTTTTTGATAAACAGAGATAGTGCTCATGCTGCCTCCTCCCCTAACTTTTTAAGTAGAGTCGTTGCCTCTGTAGCAAAATAGCGTGAGTCTTGAATCTGTCTTTCTAGATCAGCGGTTGTGAGTCCTGCCTCTCGAACCACGTCAATACCCGCTTCCATGCAGTCGGCAGCTTCAACTAAACGATCTCGCAAATGCCCCATCAAAAGCACACTGTTTAAATGAGATGAATTTGAAAGAGAAAGAACGCACACCTCTTTGCTTAAACCAAACTGACCGCCCTGCAGTACGTGCGTAATTTCATGAACCAGAGATGCACCCGTTTTATGGCCTTCGCTGTCTACTTCATGCTGTATCAACACATCGTTGGCTTGATAGTTACGATCATTGACTCGGATTTCAGCCGTTTTACGGCCTAAACGAACCTCGTTGAAAAACTCTGATTGGGTTTTTACTTCATGTAATTTCATGCCTACGCCCCCACTGCCGATAAACAGAACTGCTCGAATTGATATAACGCTTCATCATCAAAGTGGCCTAAGTCACGGAGGCCAAGCATTTCAAGAAATAGATGGCGGTTACTCATATCTAAGTTCGCCCAATGGTGAAGCTGTGAAACTTGTTCAATCGAACCGTTGCGGTACCAGCTTGGGAATGAACAGCCAAAGAACACACGAGCTCGATCGCTTTCCATTGCTTCTTTGATATCGGCTAAGACTTCTTCTTGAGGGCGGTGGGTAGCGATAGGCTCTTGCTTCTTCGCGATAGCATCGAGCTGAATCAAAACTTGGTGTTGCTGCTCTTGATTGCTTGAATTAAAACGCTCTGCGATTTGGTTAAAAGACTGACTAAATAGGTGCTCTTCAATGTTACTCATCATCATTTCCTCAAATTTTGGATATAGAAAAACCTCCCTCTTAAAATCAAAGAGGGATAAAAGGTGTAGGCATAATGCCTAGTGGTTAGGTTTGCTTGGGTGTAACTGGGTTATGACCAGCGCAAAAGTACATCCTGTGCGTTGGCATCAATTCGGTTGATTTCACGTGAAAGGCGCATTTGTTCAGCGCGGCAATCACTCTTGGAAAACTGAGCCTGTAACTCTTCACGCTTTGAGCGAAGTGGCTTTAGTTGACGCTCTCCAAGTTCTCTTCGCGTGCGCTGTAATGCAGAAAGGCCACGTTCTTTTTGCTCACGGTTCAAAGACCAACAAGGCAAATCAGGGCAAGGATTTTCTAGCGGTGGGACATCTAGGTTTGAATGTTCGACTGTTGCAACTGACATACTATTTTCCTCTAACTTAAGCCGGGAATAGCCGAACCATTGGCGACCAAATCCACACTCATGGCTAAGAATGGGGAAACGCCTTTTGTGCGGCTTTCTATATCGTTGATAAGAAGCACAAGGTTGCTAATACCCGCTTGTGCCTTTTGGATAATGACGTGTTTGTTGGTGCGACTAAGGCGATCTTGTCCTGCATGCTCTAAGGCCATACGAGACAAATCACCAGAATGCATCGCGTTTTCTAATGCGCGCTTAATGAAGGTTTCTTCACTCGCATCATTGGGGATCTGTGCGGTCACCACACCGAGGCCAAGCAAAAGGCTATTAAGAATGGTGAAGTTGCCACTCGCCTTGGTGATCATCACAAGTTCTACACTGGTAAGGATGTGCGGCTGCTCTGGGTTGAGCTTGTTACGCAGCATAGTGGCATTCATATCCACGGCCTTTGCTAACTTGGTCATGTTCTCCGAGTTCGCAAATGCACAACACGCTTCGTTAAATGCCTTTTGTTTAGAGCCACGGAATTCGCACATTGAGTCAATTTCGTTCATAACCAATACTCAATTGAAGACAAACGGGACGAAGACGAAGCCCCAACCAAGAACATTGAGCCATAACGGGCAATACTCTTTGGTTGGAATTAGGGAAGATAAACGCATGACGGCCTACCCCAACTTTTCCATAGCTTCACGAGTCGCCATTTCTACTAACGCGATCATATTAATGAGAGGGGTTTCTTTACCTTTTGCTTTAGTTTTAATAGGTAAGCGGCCATCGGCTACCCAATCCATGATGGTGCGTTTAGGCATTCCAGAGAACTGAGAGTATTGGTCGTACGTCATGAAAGGCGTATTTAGGACTACTTGATATGAGAGCATAGTGATATCCTGTTGCGTTATTGAGTGTTTCATTTCGGACAATAGGGTCGCACCCCGCACTGTCCAGTCATCATTTGAGTGAAAATATAGTCTTCTTATGAGTGAATTACAAGAGCAAATACCACCTTTTGAATACATTGGCGGCCGAGAAGTTACAGAAAGGATGAAGGAAGTCACGAAAACGAGAGACTTCAAGTCCCTTGGAGACGTACTTGGCATTTCAAAAGGAACAATATCTACGTGGCACCAGCGAGAGTTAACTCCCTTTGAAGTGATTTTGAGACTTCATTTGAAGACTGGCGCATCAATCAAATATCTGGCTTTAGGAGAAGGCGAAGCTTTCCCTGATCAAGTAGTCCAAGAACATACGTCTAAAAAAAATGAAGCTAAGACACTTTTTGATGTCGATTACTTCACTCTGGCGAATGGAAAGCTTGTGGGAAATGAAACGTTAGCTTTTGATAAGAGCTACTTAGACAAACTTGGGGTTCTGAATGTAATGGGCATCGAGCACGATGGGACTACATTCATTGTCGACAAAGAAGTTCACCAAGCAGTAAGCGGCACTTACCTAGTGGATATGGACGGCCTGCTGTCCTTAAACGACATTCAGCGTTTGCCAGGCAAGAAGCTAGCGATCAGCTTTAACGGCTCGACTCTAACAGTCGAAGAAGATGAAGTGAGAGTTGTGGGTAGAGTTGCTTTGGTAATGCAAAATAAATAAATTCTTAATAAAAAAATAACAAATACAATAAAAAGGCTAGTTCTATGATTTCTAAAGGCTATATGACCTACTTCAGTGTTGAGCACTGTGGCTTGTATAAACGTACAGAAGACGAATGCTTGGGGCTAGATATTGGCCAAACATTCGATCTTATTGAAGACTGGGTTGATGGAAGACTGCTCTCAACAACTATCCCATGGGATCCAGCTTCAACAAGAGACAATAAACCACGTGTATATTGTAAACATATACATAAAGACCCAGAGACAGGACACTTTTTAGTTGTGCTTTGGAAGTCTGATCAACATAGCTCTGGTACTATGTTAGGTGTTGACGAAAATGAAACCACAGGTTCATCTTCAATAGTACAGACTAGCAGCAAACACAAAGGGAAAAACGTCATTTGGGGTAGACCTTGCTATTACTGGGTGATTCCGGAGCACGATGCTGTCGTTTCAATAAAATTTGAACACTCCCTTTGTGATGCTGATTTGTTTAAAGACTTTGTTCGATGTGCAATGACAAACAGAGTAAAACATGCAGACCGTATAAAAATATCTCAGACAGGGCATGCAAAGATTCAACACAACTCAGGAAAACACGAGAGTTGTTTGTATCGGTTTAACATGAAGATAATGAGCATGCCAACGAATAACGTTAGCTTTCAAAAGCTAGTTAATCGAATTACGCATATCATTGAAAGAGATACTGTTATTGTCAGAGGAAAAAATGCAAGGTCTGAATGGGTTAATAAATTCAACAATCTTTTCCCAGCCACTAACCTATCTAAAACAAACATCAAAGAAAAGCGCATCGAAGTAAAAGCAGAAGCTAAGCCAACAGCGCAAGAAGTCAAAGACCTTGTCGAAAAATATGCTCTAGACAACCGCTCATCTTCAGATTGGGCTAACGTAGGCTTCGTTACAGATAAAGGGATATTGTGGGCAGATAAGTACCGCCTTCGAGAAGAGATTACATTGACAGAAAAAGGGAAAAAGTACTTTCCTGCTGATGTGTTATACTCCGCGATCAAAGGAAACTTAAATCGCTACGTGGGCCCACTAAGCAGCGGTAATAACAAGAAAATTGAAAAGGTATAACTTATGAAAAGCTATATATTAAAATATTCTTTTGTATTTTTATCTGTATTAGCTTTAAGTATTAGTTTTGACTTGAAAATAAAGTTCGATGACATCAAAGATTACCTAACTAATCTACTTGTTGTTTCAACGATGGTTTTTACTCTAATGGCGATTTGGATTGCTTATTTATATCCAGAAGCTCTAGATAAAATAAAAGATCAAGAAAGCAACGTTGAACATGTTGATTTCACAGAAGCTCAAGCAAAACTTAAAAGGCTAGAGTTCATTGTTGCTAGCGTATTTAAGTCAGCGATAGTTGCAATATTGATTTTAGGAATATTCTTAGTCAAAGCTATAGTAGGTAGTACTATCATATTAGCTAGTACGATACCGTTTTTTGTCACAATCGCACCATCGGTATTAATTGTCACCTTCTTTTTACAATGCGAAGCAATTTACAGCGTAATAAAAGCTAACATAATCTTCATCAATGAACTTCACGGAAGAAAAGAAAAGGTTGAAGAGGAAGACGACATATAAAGTATAGCTCCATTATGGAGCTATATTTCGTTTAGCTGTAATACGTCGAACCAATTCATCTTCGAGAACTCTACGTGCAGCTCCACTAGCATCAATCAAAGCCAGAGCAAGATCATTGATGTCTTGCTCTGGCTGCTCTCTTTGAACAACTCCATAAAATCGTAATAGACGACAAGTAATAATGGTAAATTCACCTTTTTCGCTCAGTGGCCTATAAAAGTCTCCAGGAACAATTGCATTTATGTGTTCATGATAGGTATCAAAATGAGGATGAATTATTTTGTAATTTTGAGATGAACTCGGAAACCTAATACGATTAGGATTAACAAGTACTTCTTCTGAGCCCTTTGCCCCATTACAATCTTTACATGCAACACAAAGATTTCTCGGTTCAAACATAAATTGGACTTTTTTATCTTTGGAGACAATATGTTCAATATCCCATACCATACCATGGTTTATTGGATATTCTACCGCGCAATATGGGCACTTATAGTTTTGCTCTATCTTATAATGACTTTTTATAGACATCCTAATATCATTGAACTCATCAGATCCCCAGTCATTCCCGCTTATATCATCACGCTGATTAAAATCATTAACTAACGTCAGTTCACCTTCACTATACACAACAGGGTTTTCAATCTTCATTAATCGTATCCATAACCCTTTCGATTGTAGTTATAAGCGAATAAACAGGGTCTTCGAGTGATATCTGAGACTTTAATGACGTAATTAGTTTAACTCTCTCAGTAAAATCAAAATCAATTGGTTTGAGCTTGGAAAGAGTATTAAGAATATCAAGGCATTCACTAACCAAGTATTCATTTTTAAATCCAGGAGACTTGAACAGTGTTGCTAATTGATAATCCGCTGAATAGCTTACTGCTTTTGAAGAATCGATTAATCTGTTTTCGTCCAAGTTTAATATAAAACAGTTATCACTAGATAATTTAGATACTAAAAGTGGAGAATGTGTTGCGATAACAAAATGACAACCAGAATACAAAGAAAACAAATCATTTATCAACGGGATAAACTCTTCTTGCCACTCAGGATGCAAGCTAATTTCGGGCTCATCTATACAAATTAATGAATTATTTTCAATCTGACTAGCTATCCCAAGCAACATCATAGCTAAGCATTGTTCTCCCGAACTGGCATCAATAAAGTCAATAAACTTACGGTTATCCGTAGCTTGAGATAACTTTAAGCTCTTTACTGTGAAGATTCCGCTTTTTGAAAGGGTTTGAATAGCCCTTACATAGTCATCTTCCAGAATATTAGCCTTAGCTAAATTAATAGGAATACTAAATGTTGATTTCCATTTATCTCTATTCGAATCAAGTAAAATACAAACGCTATCATAAATAGCATCTACTTGATTCTTCCATTCTACTCCGTCTATATAGTGTTCATTGAAAATAGGGTTTTCAAACTTAGTTAGCAACTTTGAAATTTCACGTCGAGATAAACTATTTTTATCAAACTTTATATTTGAACGATACGAAACAAGAATACGGTTCCCATAACCCAAATAGTCTAAAGTTCTCTTCATAACTTCAAAGTTTGTCTCTATTTTTTCTGGTTTTTTAAACATGCTATCTAAAACATTAGAGATTAAAGAGACAATTGAGCTACTACGTTTACTATTTTTCATACCAATGTATGAGTATATACTTTCGTTTGAAAGTGATTTTGATACATTCAAAGGGAAACGGTCAAATGGACTTGTAGATAAACAAATCATGCGCTGCGGAAAAATCCGGTATCGATCATCAACATGTGTAGCAAGCTTGAATACGCTGGCAATTTTTGAGCTAATTCTTTGCATTGTGCATTCCAAGCCACCAATTTGGTACTGCACTTGGTTTTGGCTGTAATCAGAAGTAACGATGTTAAACCTTGCATTCCAATTATTCGGATTTTCGATCAAAAAGTTATCACTGACGTAAAAATTCGATGCTAAAAACTCCAAGATACGGCTTTTACCAGCACCATTTTTTCCAGTTATGACACTGATTAGGTTGTTTCCAGAATTTGAGTTTTTTGATAACTCGTATTCTTTACCTTCAATAGTTACTTTGTGAATTTGGAATGACACATTAGACCCATAAACTTAGTATTTTCAGCATTATATTCAAGTAGTTGTATTGATACTAGCTCCTTAATGACAACTAGCTACATTGATATCACAAAAGATAAATACTACCTACGTTTGCCAAACTCAAATGCTTGATATTGTCAGTCGATTTATCTGTCTAAAGCATCAACCATAGTGCACATTCCTGTGGCAATTAGGGCAAAGCGCTATTGCATTCTCAACCGTATCGTCCCCACCGTCAGCTAACCTTATTTTATGATGAACCTCCAAGTATGGAGTACCATCTTTTTTTCGAACAAATGGTGCTTCGGGATTCCTACATTTTTCAGCTTCACAATACCCATTAGCCCTTTCTAAAACCTCAGCAACAACATCAGGATTGCGTTCATATACTACCGTTGAAACAACTCTCTTCCTTGGTTTAGGGTTCTTCGCTGCTTTTTTTAAACGTTTCCTACGTTCTTCGGATGAGTCGTTTTGTGATTGTTGAATCTGGTCTTCAAAAGAAGCTTGGAAGTTTTTGTCGAACATCGCTTCATTAGAATCTGCTTTTGCCAATTGAAACCACATTTTCCCATCTGAATCTGTTACATGTCCTAGGTACTTAAAAATACCTTTAAAAGTAAACGGTCCAGAATCAGTGTTCCTAACAAACGTATAAATTGGTTTATCACCAGAGTGAATAATCGCATTATTATCTTCATATTCGACCTTAAAAGTCTCAACATCATTTCGCTTAACACTCTTTAGATAATATTTTAGCAATTTGTCATCCGATAGCCATTGATTAGGATACTTGCCATTATTCAATGTAGCCTTGATTACGATCTCTTTAACTTCTCCTTCAATCTTGTGCAATTGGATACCACCACACCTTGTATCAAACTTACCTATCGCAGAAAGTAAGTCTCTTGCGGGATACCTTTGGTTGAGCACAAAATCACTCAAGAGTGTTCGCTCATGGAGCCATGGCGCAAATTTTTTTTCGAATTCTGGCAACAAACTTTCGTAAGTGTGTCGACCAAGCTGTTCTATTTCTTCTACATGGTCTTTTTTTGAACTCGTAGCAACTGATAAATAACGGTGTAAGTCACCAATCGCTTTAAAATTTCGGACCCAACTGAGCTGGCTTTTGACTACGTCTTGGTTACGCTTTGATAAATCAGGAGAGTCTAGAGCTGCCAATAGACAGTTATTCAATATGAAGTCTTTCGCTTCTTGTAACTTACTCATATTTTTTACTTTTTTATGATATATCTCGAAACTATATCACTACTTTCTTAGTGTCCGAGGACGTCTGTAACTATTTTTGATCGCCGTCAGAATTATTGCTTTAGATTAAATAACCCAATAGCTTTGGGTCAAAACAACCCAAACACATTGTTTTTCCCATCTTGTTCAAGGCCTTTAATCTGATGGTGCTTTGGCTGCCCACCAAACAATAAGATATACAACTTCCGGTCTTGATACGTACCCACTACATAGTGGTCTTTTTGTATCACGTACTCGATAGTTTCGGCTTCCTCATCAGTGCACAGATACTTTATACCGACCAGCTTCACCCACTTCAAACCAACTACGTTCTCAGCTTCTATAAACCCACCAAATGGAGCCGTGAAGCGATTACCTAGTTTCAAAAGCGCATCAATCACCCCTTGGTTCTTCTTACTTTCCCCAACCGGACCATCACTGTTGATTTTGAAATGACTGTAACCAGCACTCACATGAATTGAATGATACATAGCAAAAACCTATTAACTTTCTTAGCACTTTGAGAGAGGTGTCTAACCTGTGCTTTTTGTCCGATATAAAACATTGTTCTACGTTTTAGCTAGATTTATACTGTTTTTATATACAGTTATTTTAGGCTTTATTATGTCTATCCGCAATTTAAAAGATGGCTCAACCAAACCTTGGATCTGCGAATGTTACCCAAACGGGCGAGCGGGAAAACGTGTTCGTAAGAAGTTTTCGACTAAGGGCGAAGCCAAGGCTTTTGAGCTTCACACAATGAAAGAGATTGACGATAAGCCCTGGATGGGAGACAAGCCGGATCATCGCAGGCTTTCTCAACTTATTGAGCTTTGGTACTCCCACTATGGTGCAACCCTTGCCAATGGCAGTGTCATTCATAGTAAGTTTCTAAGAATGGCTAACGCGATGGGTAACCCTGTAGCGACCGTTTTCGTTGCAAAAACATACTCTGAATTCAGAAGTAACCGAATGAGTGGGCAAATTAGCTTTGTTGATGCGCGCTGGCAAAAAGGGGCGCCTAGTATCGCAACGCTAAATTCAGAACTCGCGCGCTTCAAGGCTATGTTTGCTAAATTGAAGGAAATTGGTGAGTGGAAAGGACCGAATCCTTTAGAAGAAGTTAAGCCATTTAAAGATCACGAACGTACCATGTCTTTCCTTCATAAAGAGCACATTATTTTATTGCTTGAACACGTGTCTAAACACAACCGAGCAGACATGCAGAGAATAGTGAAGCTATGTCTTGCCACTGGGGCTCGCTGGAATGAAGCAGCTCAGCTGAAAGGCTCTCAGTTAAGCAAATATAAGGTTACGTTCACCAACACCAAGACTAAAAAGAATCGCTCTGTACCCATCTCAGAGGGACTTTATAACGAGATATACAAACCAACCTCAGGGAAGCTCTTTGAAGAGTGTTATACACCTTTCTGCTACATATTGAAGAATAAACTGGGCATCACCCTACCCTCAGGGCAAGCCTCCCATGTTTTGCGTCATTCTTTCGCAAGTCACTTCATGATGAATGGCGGCAATATTTTAGTGCTAAGAGACATTCTAGGCCACGCAGATATCAGCATGACAATGCGCTATGCCCACTTCGCACCTGATCACCTATCTGAAGCAATAATCCATAACCCTCTTTCTAACCTGTAACCTGTCGCCACAAAATTTTTTGCTCGGCTGTCGCCACTTTGTCGCCACTTACCAAATTTCAGGTAAAAAAAGAGCCACTCTAAAGTGGCTCTATTCTTAAAATTTTAAACAAGTGCTTTAAACGTTACTCTTTACCGAATACGTTGTTCTCTTGCTCTTGTACACGGATGAAAGTCGTACGCTTAGTTAGCTCTTTAAGCTTTGCTGCGCCTACGTATGTACAAGTTGAACGTACACCACCAAGGATGTCAGAAATTGTGTTGTGAACTGAACCACGGTATGGAAGTAAAACAGTTTTACCTTCCGCAGCACGGTACTTAGCAACACCGCCTGAGTGCTTGTCCATAGCCGACTGTGAAGACATGCCGTAAAATTTCATGTATTGCTTACCGTCTTGCTCTACAACTTCACCGCCTGACTCAGAGTGACCAGCTAGCATGCCGCCTAGCATTACGAAGTCAGCACCACCGCCGAACGCTTTAGATACGTCACCCGCACATGAACAGCCACCGTCACCGATGATCATGCCGCCAAGGCCGTGTGCTGCGTCGCCACACTCGATGATTGCAGAAAGTTGAGGGTAGCCTACGCCTGTTTTAACACGTGTAGTACAAACTGAACCTGGGCCGATACCAACCTTAACGATGTCTGCACCCGCTAGGATTAGCTCTTCAACCATATCACCTGTTACAACGTTACCTGCAGAGATCACTTTGTCTGGGAATTCAGCACGTACTTTTTGTACGTACTCAACTAGGTGCTCTGAGTAGCCGTTAGCGATATCAATACAGATAAATACGAAATCTTCGCTAAGAGTCATGATTTGCTTAACTTTTTCGAATTCAGCTTCAGACGTACCCGTTGATACAAATACGTTGTTCAGTGTTTTCTTGTCTGCTGTTTTAGCGAACTCAGCCCACTGCTCTACTGTGTAGTGCTTGTGTACTGCAGTCATAACACCGTGCTCTGCTAGAGCAGCTGCCATTTCAAAGCTTGCTACCGAATCCATGTTAGCTGCAATTACTGGAGTACCAGACCATTGACGACCGCTATGCTTGAATGTAAAATCACGGGTTAATTCAACTTGAGAACGGCTTTTAAGGGTAGAACGCTTCGGACGGAAGAGTACATCTTTGAAACCTAACTTAAGTTCTTGTTCGATACGCAT